TCCCGAACAAACGAACTAATCCGTTAAAGGAAACTACACCGGCCACAAATGTAGAAGGAGCCTCGCTGGTTGTTGTTGATGTAAATGTGTTATCTTGAACCGTTATAGACATTTTTGCTCCTAAATGGTATTTTTACACTATATTTATATTTTTTCAGCCATTGACTATGGACCAGTTATCTCCTCCACTTTCTTCTGGTTTTATTATTAAATCGTCTTGATCTACAGTGGAAATAAATCCGAAACCTAACCAATCATCTTCTTCAATTTTCTTGATTTCGCCTTCAAAAAGTTCTTTTCTTATGTCTATATTCGTGATTTCTTTAAAATAACCTTGTTTAGTTAACCAAGCAAAAATAACCAGACACATTACTAAATCGTCAGTATGGCCATCATCTGCAGCAAAACTGTTCCATTTAGCAACAAAAGAAAGAAGTTCTTTTATGGTGTCTTCGTCTTCAATAATTAATTTATCTTGTTCTATAAGACTTTTAAGAATAGAACAACCTAATTTTTTAACTGTTGCGGTGGTTCTGACACCCATTATAGTTTCTCCACGACCAAACCCACCGTTTAAAACCATACCAGAACGTCCTTTATTCATACTCATTAACAGATTGTCGTATTCTAAATCGTAATGTAAAATGTCTGCAACTTGGCCTCCAATATCATTTACTTCAACTAAAATATACGCATTTCCATATTTTTTACCTAAAGCGGCAAGAATTGTAGGAAAAAGCATAGGAGAAATAATATTATTTCGGTATTTAGCAACCATCTTATATGGTGCTTCGGTTATATCAAAAACTACTGCAGCACTGTAATCTTTACCTTGGCCTCTAGAAGTATCTACGGTCATTACGTAAGACCTGTTTTGTTTTGGTTCTTCGTATATCCAAAGCCCCTCTTTAGTAACAGTTATTGGCTTTTTGGGTGATAATACGTGAAGTTTAGATGTAGAAATGAGGGTGTTAGAAGATCCAATAAAATCACAATCGTATTCGCTTCTAAACTTTTGTTCTCCTCCAGAACCACCACCTAACTGCTTTATTGTTCGTTCTTTCCATTTTTGGTCTCGTAAAGGGCCTCCGGGATAAAGAGGAACTTGACTCCAATGCACTTCTATAGGAATGTATTCGTTTTTTCCTTCTTCTCCAGAAATTCGGTTGGCTCCTTGCCATAAACTGTAAAACATGTTAAGGCCGTTAGGAGTAGATACAATAATAACTTTAGTTGTATTGCCTGAAGTAATAGTTGGGTATACAGAGCTAAAAAATTCATCAGCAACATTAGAAGGAACGTGGGCAAATTCATCAAGGAAAATGACATTGTACGAACCACCACGAACAGCAGACGCAGAAGTAGCAGAAGCCATTATACGAGAACCATTTTCTAATGCAATAGAAGTTTTATTCCATTCTACAACACCGTGCTGAAGCCATTTAGGAAGATATTCGTAAGCTTCTTTCAATCGCTTCATGATTTCCATTGCTGTTTTTAACTTGTTAGCTAAAATAGCAATATTTACGTTCTGATTAAAAATAAGATAATGAACCATCCACGCAACAGTCGTGGTGCTTTTGCCGGTTTGACGAGGAAGTTTTGCTATAACATAACGATTATTTTGAATAGTATTAACAATATTTTCTTGATAATCGTAAAGATCGAAAGGCTCTAATCCTTTATCTAGTGTGACAATTTTAATATATTTTTTGATGAAATAAACAGGATCGTTAGAGCATTTAATATACTCTTCAACTTGTTCTTTTGTAAACTCTATCTGAGTTCCGACTTCTTTAAGATTCGGATTACCCAGATAACCTGTTTTCTTTTTATACCCCATTGTTATTATCTAAAAAATTTTGACTGTCTAAAGCTTTTCTTCTGCTACGATCAGTGTTTATAAGATCTTGTAGTTCACTTGTGGAACCAACGTAGATAGAATTATTTGTTGTGTGATTAACTTTAATATCTTCTTTCTTTGCTGTTTTAGTTTTCTGATACAAATCAATAAGATCTTTATTCATTTCAGAAACAGTTTTAAGAAGCTGACCAAGAACTTCGTATGCTCTAGGCGAGTCTCCAGCCTTTGCTACTTTCAGTATTTCTTCTACAGCATCAGAGCCATTGTTTATAAGCGTTTTAATATTATCACGAACATAATTAAAATCTGCATCCAGACTAATTCCAGAATTGTCTGATTTTTTAACTATAGGAGATTCTGTGCCTTTAAAATCAATACCTAAATTTTGAGAAATAATATCAGAAGATTCCATATTTTATATATTATGTTTCATCCAACAGACTGAAATTAATATTTCTAACATCCGGCCCTTGCTTAATCTCACCGTAAACGTAAGATTTAGCGATAAATTGATAAGTACTTACTACCAATCTTCTAGTACTAAAATCTCCCTCATATTCTTCAGTTAATCCTGTTGCACTTAAAAATATAGGAATATCAATTTTTTGATATAAACTATTAAAATTAATAGTTACTATAAATTCAGGAGAAAATTGAGGTAATATTTGCTCCATTATTTGGAGATTTTCTTCAATATTTCTGGTGTATGCGTAAAGACTAAAAGCAAAATTATAAGGAACTTCAGCGTAAGCAAAAGTTGCTCCGGTTACTCCAGTTACTCCAGTAATTGCTTTTTTATTTAATTTATTGAAATGCCTAGAAGCATCGTATTGCATACCAGTCATTTCAAATGCAAGTTGTGGTATAGTGAATTGAACACGAGTTGTATCACTAATAGAACTTGATTGAGTTATTCTTTTAATGAATTTTTCTTTAGGACCATAAGTTAAAGGAATAACGCTTGTTCGAAAAGATCCATTTGCGTTTATTTGTCTGATATTAATGCTATTAAACAATGAACCAAAAGCAATAACTAATTTTCTTATAGTTTGATTATTATAATAATTAAACATTAGTAGTTGCCTTCTGAGAATGGATCGGTTTCGGTGAAATCAAATACATTTTGATCTTCATTTTGGAATATATCGTTTTCTCCAGTAAGACCTAGTTTTTCTTCTTCGATATTATCAAGATCAGTATTTCCTGTATTGAATTCTTCACGATCATAAGAGAATAGTTCACACGTTAATTGATATGAATACAATTTACCTAATTGATAAAACGGATTTTCGTGCTCTACGAAATTAATTTCAAATATCGCTTTTGCTAAAGGAAAATAAACAAGATCTCCTTCTCTAGGTCTAGTTATAGCTGGTAATCTAGTTTGTACTTCTTGAGTAAAGCGCTTTCTAGAAACTGTTAAATACATATTGTCTTTAATTTCAATACCAAACTTACTAGAAATGTCTCCCTGTCCCGGAAATCCTGAAACTGAATCTATATACATTTCTAACGGGATACCGGTTTCAAAACTAACTTGATTTCCTTCACCAAAAATTTGGTCTAAATTTCCAATATCTCTAGGAATATACACCATATCTCGGCCCATTGTTTTGATCATTTCTATTGTTAGATCTTCAACAATGTCTTGTTCGCCAGAATAATCTTTAAAATAAGGATTGACAGCCATATTATCCCATCATGAAATTAACAGGCAGTTCGTAACTACGAAGTATATCTTGTTCTATCTGAGCAATCTCTGCCATTGCTTCTGCAAATATCTGAGAACCTCTTAATGTAACACCACCAGGAAGAGCAACACCATCAAACTTAGACATGTTAGCTCCCCATTGTTTTTTAATTAACGCGGTTAAATATCGTTTAAGATAACGATCATTAAATATTTCTGTGTATTGTTCTGGATCTAGTGCAGCATACGCCTCAATCATAATATAATCACCAGGTTTTGCTTCATCATTCCAATTCATGTTCAGATGTAATTTATTTGTTACTTTACTGAATACCACGGCCTTTTCTGGTTGGAAAAGATCTTCAATTAGTTTGATGTATCGTTTAGTTGCATCATAAGAAGCAAGACCCATAGAATAAGTACCACTAAGATTTCTGTTTATACCAAAGTAATCTGTTAGAGCTAATTGATAACGAATATCAAACATATTAATGTTTGCAAACGGACCAAACTGAAGAACTCTAACGATTGATACTATTTGACGACCAGTAGGACCATCTATACCATTTGGTGGTCCAATGTCATCAGTAGAAATATACTGATTTTGTATGTCTTGGGCTGTTAGCTGATGCTTAAAAAATACTTTTTCTACACCGTCAAAATGGCGTTCTGTGAAGTATTGAAGAGCGTCATCTAAACGATCTTCGCATTGTTGCCAATCTACATTTATATCAACAACTGGGGCACCCAGCTGCCGAAGACAATATTGTATTAAGGTTTCTCTGGAATTTGGTGTTGCCATAATTTCTAATTATATTTATGGCAATTTAAAATTTAAAGTTTATTGTAATGTAGCAGGGGGCTCATTTGTTGTGGTTTGTATTTTATTGATTTCAATGTAATCTACAGTTTCAATATAATATTTTCTGCTTATTGGTTCACTTTGTTCTTCCAGACTACTGGGTTCGTAATTAGAGAATCCAGGCATTTTTAGGGGGCAATTCAAGGCAGGATAATCTAATTTACTGTATTCTGTTGAATTTCCTATAAGCCAAGTTCTGGGTTTATCTCCACAACCACAACCACCACAATAGTGCTTTCCTGGAGTTTGACTTTCTTTTAAATGCTGACAAGGAGGCAATTCCCCACCGTATTGTTCATTACCAAAACAACTTAATACTCGCAATTGCTTAACCGGTAATTCTATTTTTTTGTTGGTAACTCCACGAGAAGCAACAGCTTTGGCAAAACTAGCAACCATTCCTAATCTAGTTCTAATAATATTCTTTAACTCTTTAGGAGCATTTTCTGGTTTAATTTCTTTTTTATTTTTATTACATCCACATCCCATACAATAAACCTCTCATATAAAATTATACATTAAAAAAATAAAATATCAACTATTAAATTGCATTATAAATTCCAATATCTGCAAATGATATAATATTTACAGTTGCATTTGTAGATACATCTAATCCACTTGGAGAACCTCTAATTATCAAATTAGAACCTGAAAGCGTAACACCAAATGTAATAAAATCAGTTCCAACAAAACAAGAAGCATACTCATTAAATGTTATTCCGTTTGTGTCTTTATTTACTAATATTAATAATTTTGCTGTTTTTACAGCATCTGTACCAGAAGTTGTATTTCCTCTTTCTGCTTGAATCAAACAATCTATTTTTGAGTATTGGTTTTTATCTAATAATGCTAAAGTTTGATTTGCTGTATTAGAAGATAATATAGCTTGATTTGTTTTTATTTTTTGGCCTGTCGGTAGATAAATTATATCATTAGTAGTAGAATTGCCTAAAGTAATACCTCCAAGCACTGTTAGATCATTACGTATAGTAGTATTTCCACTGAGAGATCCTATTTGTATATTAGTAGCAGCCCTAGAAATATTCACAGTCGTGGCTACAGTGTCAAATATATTTACAGAGGTAGAAGAAGTAGTTAAATTGCCGTTTAAAGTTATTCCGGAAGTAGTAATTCCGTTTGGGGCATTTACCGTGCCGTAGATATGAGCAGCACTTTGAAGTGTTGCTCCTATAACCGCAGTATTTGATCCCATACCAACAGCACTAGATCCTATAACGATTTCGTTGTTATTATTTGAAGCCGAGGCTCTGCTGTCATAACCGATGTAAATGCTTCCAGTTGCTCCGGCATTTCCAGAAGTTCCTGTTTCTGTTCTATAACGACCAGCATCTTTACCTACAGCAACATTATTATTACCTACAGTTTTTGCACGAAGAGCCATGTGGCCAACAGCAACGTTATTTTCTCCTGTGGTGTTTTGTGTCATTACGCTGTCACCAACAGAAACATTATTACTACCACTATTATTCAGTAAAGAATTATGGCCTACCGATACGTTTTCTGAACCAGTAATTAAAGCTCCTAGTGCGTTTGATCCTATACCGATATTTTGTGATCCTGAAGCTAAAACATCGTTAGTATTATTGCCTATAGCAATATTATCATTACCATCAACTTCAGTTAAAGTGCTTGTTCCTATGCCTATATTGCTACTACCAGAAACACTAACAGACATGGATCCGTTTCCAATAGCAAGATTACCATTTCCTGAACTACTGGCTAATGCACCTAATCCTATACCAATACAACTTATAGCACCCGGTGAGTTAACTAATGTGTTTAATCCTATTGCGAGATTGTTTCCATCATAAGCAAAATAACCTGTGCTACCACTAGATTCTGTAACAAGGCCAAACGCTCCACTAGTCGCATTTTTTATAGTAATTAAACCAGGAATATTACTTAAAGTTAAACCACCACTTAAAGAAACACCAGAAGTAAATGTTTGTCTTGCTGTAAATGTATTCGGTA